CCAAATCCTCTACGCTCATGTTCTTTTCTGCGTATGCGGATGCTTCTTTCAGCTTCTTGCTGAACATCGGAAGGAACTGTTCCTTGTAATACTGTTCAGTATACTGCTTCAACATCTTGGCCTTTGCACCTTCCTCGTCGAAATACGGGAGGAAATCCCTGTTCTGTTCCCAGTATTCCTCAAATCCTTTCAGGTACTCGGCATAGGCTTCTTTGTCGATAACCTTGTTGCCAAACTCATTCATGCCGTTCATGTAATAGAAGAACTGCTTCGAATGGTTCAGTGCAGTTTTTGCATCGACAATCTCCAGGTTCTTTGTAAAACCGAACTTTTCGGCAAATGCATCGTCATCCGTAGTGTGGACAGAGTCCTCTTTATTTACACTGGTCGTCTTGGCGACAGCATCTAGCTTATCCATCAGGCTACCGCCAGCTGTCATCAGGATGTCGCTCGTACGGTCAGCAGCACTCATTGCATATTTTGCAAACGGATTCTTAGACATCTGCTCTTCCACAGCAGCTTTCGCTGTCTGGACAGCATCTTCCTCGTAAGCGATATCCTTTACTTCCTTGGAGACTTTCGACGTTGAGGTGGCAACATCATAAATGGCCAAACCAACCATAACGACAGCTGCGGCCCATCCAATAAATGGAATAGAGGCACCACCAGCAGCGGCGGCGATTTTAGCAATAAGACCGCAGACAGAAGACCGAAGGGCTGTTCCTATAAGGACGCTCGACAGAGACAAACCTACGACAGAGCCAACACTTTCGAACTGAGGCTTATACACAGTTTGATGCAACCTGATGATAGTATTGGCCGTATCCTGGTCAATACCATCTATTGCTTTCAATGCGGCTTCCATCAAAGCGTAGTTATCATTTTTGGGGCAATACTTTGAGTACATTTTTCAACAACTCCGGTTTCTTGACGAGCGTCTCAATAAATTCTTTTATGACCACGTTGGGTACACCAGCGTTACTCTTCTTGATGATTTCGGCAAGCACCTTGGTAACTGGCGTTCCCATCGACTGTATGAGGGAAGCGGCATCACCTATTATGCCAGCCTGGTTGGCCATGTCCGCCATAGCTGCATCCGACTCTGCCGTAGTGGCCGTTGCATCAGGGGCAAACTCACGAGCCAAATCTGGCCAAGCCTTGTCACGGCTGTTCTTCGGAAGCAATGCATCTTCAACATCATCATACTCTGGGTCAGCAGGAGCAGGCGTTCCATGGCAGCGTTGTACAAAGGACATAAATTGCTGTGTGCCCTCATTATTTCGGCACCACGGACCAGGACATGGTTTACCCGTGATATCATAATGACGTATAATCTGTGCGCCAGGGTATTTTTTCAACAACCAAGCGACAAGCTTTGCCGTATTGGCCAAAGTGGCATCACTCAGGTAATAGTTAGGGTCTAGTGCAGACGTAGTCGTTATGTCCTTTATCCCACCCTTATAGTTGCTGCACATCTCGATGGAAAGGGTGTTCTTGTAATTGGCACTCCCGTAATAACGAGCAGCGTCATTCATTCCACGCTCTTTTGCCTCAGCTTTATACTTTTCAACCTCAGCTCTACCACCAGCGGCACCGACAGCGAAAGTGTAATAATGGTCCAAATCAGGATTGTATTGGTACACTTCGCCATCGTCAACGATGAAGTCGGCAGACGCTTTTTTTCCTGCTGTAAATTGGGTTCTTGTTGCCTGTCCAGGCTTAGACGAACCACCAGCCGTGTAATGCAATGCTATGTATTTGACCTCTCGCTTGTCAGTACGCTGCATGTTTATCGGAGTGCGGTTTCTCGTCCAGTTGGCGGGAAAGTTCTCTTCACCGCCTTCAGACGAATTGTCTTGTTTTGGTTCTTGCTTATCTTCCTTCTTTTCGTCCTTCGGTTCTTCTTTCTTATCTTCTTTCTTCTCTTCCTTTTTCGCAGGAGCTGCTGGTTTGTATCCAGCCCCGTCCTCGAACAAGGTACGATAAAGGGAGATGACGGCATCTTTCTGCACCTCATTCAATCCCATGTATCTGTTTACCGACTCTATGAAGATATTTTTCATCGCATTGCACCGTGTATTTCAGAAATAGTTTATAACGTAGAGGCGATAAAAACGCCATATCGGTAGCTCATTTGTTGTCCAATCTTATAAACTATTTGCATAACAATGTTGGCTATTGCCATATAGGATGTAATTATGGATATGTATGATATTCCGACAGAGAAAGAACTTCTTGGCCAGGTGAAGGCTCACTTGGAGACTAAGAAGCCCGTTAAAACGCTCGATGCGAATGAAGTGTTCCCGTTCTGGAACGCAGCTTCCGTTTCGACCGCTGACACCAATTCCATGCGTAAGCCGCCCAAGAAGGGTTTGGTAATGCCGAACGACAAGGTCGGCTGTGTCAAGCCTCTAAAGACCATCAAGGAATGGAAGGCCGAACGCATCAAGGGTCACAAGGAAACGACGAGCGAAGCTCAGAAGGAACCAGAAGTCAAGAAGACGGCACAGCTCGAAGCAACTTCTGGCACTCCGAAGTTCAAGCCAGTCAATGCAACCGTCGACACGACCTACACCGTTAAGGGCGGTCCGACCGTCAAGGGTAAGTCTCTCATTGGCACCATTAAGCCAATCAAGGCTGGTGAGGCAATCTCCATCAGCGACATGAAGACGCTTATCTCCGCAATCAGGTCAAAGAACCTCCCGAACAACGTCGGTATCGTCAAGCCGCAAAAGAACCCAACTCTCAAGGTCGGCGGACGTGACGACTTCGGTGTCGTGACGAGCGACAAGCCGATGAAAAACCCGAACCCGAAGGCATTCGCAAAGTATGCCCAGAAGGACATGGACGGAAAGAATACGGAAAAGCTCGTTGAACTCGGAAAGCCCGAATACAAGAAGGAACCTCCGAAGACTTCGAACGCTAACCTCGTCGGTTCCGTAAAGGTGAAGAAGTAAGATATGACGGAAAAAATGCCTATATACACTCCCCGAACTGTCAGGGAGTTGCATCGTAACCTTGTGCGAAATCCTGTGCCCGTGCATCAGGGTTTCATAAGGTGCCGTATAGGCGACCTTCCTGTATCTTACGACCCCGACTATGACGGGAAACACCACGTAGATGACGTCACGAAAGCGCACACAGCGCCCCCTCCCGAGACGGTCAACGCTAACATCGACAACTTCACAGCCCCTGGTCTTAGTCTGAACTACGCCAAGGAAAGCCATTACAAGTTCACGGTTTACGTTCCGACAACGGAGGACAACGAATACAATGACTCTATCTCGATAAGCATGTATTGTGACGACTACTACGAGAACTACTGGGCACTTCACCGCTACATGGAAACCATCCAGAGCGGTCAGACGGACGCATTCCCAATCCTAGACCACAACCACAGGGTCTACGGGTACGACCACAGGTACAGGAACAGGCTGATGTACATCCCTCACATCGATTTCCACTTCGGTGATGACAGGGCTCAACATCACATGATTGTCCGTTACTACCGCTGTTTCCCGACGAGCATCAGTGCTTTGACGGTTACACCAGGTAGTGCCGCTGCGTTGAAGTTCAGCATGTCGTTCAATTACCAGATAAAGAGGATTATCCGCCTCCCCGACCCCAACTCGCTTATGTCCGCAATCTGTGTGGTTACTGGTGGAGAGACCAGTAACTCATACTAGGAGCATCTATGGCTAGCAATCCGTCTACTCCATATAACAGAGTCACCGAAGTCACTCCCGTGATGCATGATACGGAGCTGTCGTCAGACAGCTACCTTCAGAAGTATTACACTCATGCGGAAGGATTTGTTCCTAACAAATTCCATATCGGTTTCAGTGGCGAGTATGTGGAGAAGGCGTTGACCATAATGCAGATTAACTGTGCTGGGGACAAGTACACGCACGCACCGAAACTTTTCAACGGTTCGGCGTACTTGATGAAAAAGTTCAGCAACTTCATCGCCGACCATTGGGACAACGAAAAGCGTATCCTCAATATGTTGTGGAACTGCAAGTCAGTGACACTCCCAAAGCCCACACTTGATTTGGCAAGCATCGACTCTATGGATTCAATGAAGGACCTGACGTTCAACATGCCGAAGAAAGTAAGGTCAGGTACACTGAGCCTGACAGTCGTGGAAAGCCAGTACCTGATGTGGTTCAATTTCTTCAATGCAATGTTCAACTCGCAGATTTCTCCGCTTCTCCTGCGCCCGAAGTCTGGGTTCCATAAAATCGACATCTCGGTGGAATTACTGAATGCCGCAACGGCTAACGACTGGGACGTCGACAAGAACAAGGCGGCATTGAATATGGTCGCCCCATGGCTTACCTATGCCCCAGGAACAAGGACTAACCTTGATGTAATTCAGATGAGCGAATACAATTCTGTCGTGCTTACTGCTGCACCGACGATAAATCCCAACAACAGCAACATGGACCTTGCTACGTTCGATGTCGAGTTCTATGTACCAAATACGCTCAACGGCTCGTTCAAGAGGAGCGACCGTGGGCTTCGTGACAACACTACGACAGATAGGGCCCTAACAGGTTCAAGCGAAACAACATTGGACTACAACCTGGCGTTCTGGGAAAGGTCGAAGAAGAATATGAATGGCACTCGCCTCAGCTACGAGGCTCTCAGTGCAAAAGACGAGCAGGAATTTAACAAGAGGTATGCCCAGCGTAAGGGCTTCGTTCCAGCTCCACCTTCATCAAATGACAGATGAGCTACTTTATAAGGGTAGTTATCTTCTGCTGAAGATTCAATGTCTTAAAGTTTCCGAACAGAGGAAGAAGCTTCGAGTACGCATCGTACATTCGGAGGTTGTTCTTCGTCATCGGAATATCGGAAGTAGGAACGTCAAGGATGGACATCAACTTCTTTGAATAAAGCTTACGAACATCGTTCCCATACTTGCAAATACCCCAGTGTGCCATAGTCGGGGTACGGATAATTCCGTTATCAAAATCGTTGGCGAATATCGACGGCAACTCGCATGGCACGGCAGTCATCACACAGCGGTCGAAGATGCCGCTACGGTAGCCAAGGTAATGGTCGACACGGTTGTCCATAAAGGTCACGTACTCGATAGAACGGTCCGTCAGGAACTTCGTGCAGTCCTCCTTGGTCGCCTGGTACACGGGAATCTTGTCCTTCTTCAATATCCGCTTGCATATCTCGTTGTAGCTGATTCTCGGCTTATACCACATGTTGATGCCATCCGAATCAATCTGGTTCAGGTTGAACTCGTATAGGTATCCGTTCAGGGTAATGTTGCTCGTCGGGATGCCAGCCCACCTAGTGGCACTGACATTCCTGATGATGCCGTCGACGAACCATTTCGGGAGATACTGCTTGAACATGGTTATCAGTCGGGTCGGAGAGTTGGACATGTCCTTGAATATCGCCTGCACATGCTCATCGAGGTATCCGTCTCGAACAGCCTTCCATTCCTCGACATCGTCGAAGCTGAGCTTGTTGAACGGAAGCGTTATCAACCCGTTGTGGCTGTTCTTGAATTTCAGTTTCTCGTACGGGATATACAGGAAATCACATCCAGGGAACTCGTCAAATTCAAGGTCTGGGAGAATGACACTGAGCCGCTTGGCATCGTCATACGATATGAAATCATTGTACTTGTCCAGCGGTTCACCCAAGGTTCCCGTGCTGTAAAACACCACGTTGTTTTCTACGTTCTGGGCCTGGTTGTGAGCCTCGATAACAGAGTCGAGCGTATAACCGACCACTATCCTTTTTATGCTATGTTCGTTAATGTCCGTCATCATTGCTCCTTCATCGCAGACAACACCTTCTTCATGCCGATGTTTTTCTGTATGTACGGGTAAATATGCTTATCCAACCACTTAGCGTCTGGAAGACCAGTGTATATGTCGAAAATCTTGCCGTCTGGTTCGCAGAATATGTGCATCGGTTTAAGGGTTAGACCCAGGTTCGTGTATATCTTGCATTTCTCGGGTTCTGGTTCGACCACTATCTTGACCATGTAGTTGGAGCTGTCCAGCAGACCCTTCTTGTAGAACCAGTCGTGAATGTCGGCGAGGGAAGACCTGCAACGAGGGCAATCGTTATCGCCATCGTAGAAGATGAACAGCCACATCAAAGTGTTTCGGTCGACAAATTTGGAAAAGCACTCATTGCCAAAATCTACCAGTTGCTGGGACAACGGCTTATAGAGGCCAACATCGAATTTTCCATCACAACAAAGCTTACCCATAGGTGCATACAGCTACTTTACAATGGATAAAATACATTTTTACACTTTTTTAGCTGCATCATTGTATTCAGGGAACTTGATTTTCGCCATTTCTTCCTCGATTTCCTTCGGATGCCCGTAAAGAAGGTTCGGAGAACCGAGAGTAAGCATGGTGATTATCGTGTCTTCTGAACTGCTTTTAACATAACCGCCGCCATCGTTTTTAATTATCTGCTTAGCCAGAACGATATATTCGTCGCAGTATATCGGGTCAGGGGCGAAGAAGTCGTCCCTCAATTCCTTGGACTTGACATACACGTATACCGAAGACCCGACATCGGGTCCAATCACGTTTGTCAATGTTATGTTCATTTTCTTGCCAAGGCTAGCCATATAGCGGCGACGGAT